GAGTAGGGGTCGAACCTACAACCTACAGATTAGAAGTCTGTTGCTCTATCCATTGAGCTATCAGAGCTTATGAAAATTTGATTATGCGCGCCAGAATATCCACCATCAATTCTGGCGTCAGAACAATGTTCCATTCCGCCGGCAACGTTCCGCCATAAGTCTGTTTTGCCCTTGTAGCAGCACTAACCGAGACAAGAGCAGCCTCTACCGTCAGGGGGTGAATGCTGTACGGAGGGGTCGGGCCGAATGTGTTTTTTGCGTTTTGCTGTGGGGCAGCTTCCTGTTTCGGCAATTTTGGGTTTTCTTCTGGAGTGACTTCTTGTTTGCTTGACATGCCCAAATAATAACGCTACAGCGGGGAAAAATCAATCACGAAAGGTATTTTTTTATTTTTTCTGTGAACTTGTCTTTGGGGTATGCTCCAACAATCCGGTCAACAACTCGTCCATTATCAAAAACAATAACCGTCGGAATGCTCATAACGCTATATTTTTGAGCAATCTGCGGGAAAGCATCCACATTTAATTTCCCCACCTCAATGTGCTCTTTGTGTTCCTCTGCTACCTCTTCTATGATTGGCCCGAAAAACGAACAAGGGCCACACCACTCAGCCCACACGTCAACAAGTACATATTTGTCCGTAGAGCCCAAAAATTGCTCAAAATTGTTGTTGTTAAGCTCTTTTGTCATGTTTTTCCCTGTAGTTTGTATAAGACACAGTTACCTGATTCTGCTATTACATTTCAGGCAGAACTCTGACCACGGGTAATTTTTTCTCAATTCTACAGGGTGTTCACATTCAAGAGAACTTTTGGCGGCAGCATTTACCGCATCACGAATAAATTCAGCCATAGAAACACCTGATTTTTCGGCAGCTTCTTTCCATTTTGCATGGTCAGACTCTGAAGCACGAACTAATACCTGTTTTTGTGCTGGCTCACCCGGCGTAGAACCAGTATTTGCCTTTCTTGTCAATGTTAAATTTTCTGCAACCTTGGCCATCGCTGCTTCAATGTTGTCTTCTTGTTCGTTATTCATTTGATTCCTCGCCAGATTCTATAACATCTGCATCAATTATTGGGCTTAGTTCTTTGGGGTTTCCCAATATTGAATCCACATACTCCATAGGCATGACCCCAGACCTACCCATAAGCTCTAGAAGCTTCTTTGCTTCTGCTTCTGGACTAAATTGATTTGCTGCAGAAACCTGGACAGCGCCAGCAAGTGTCGCCCTGATTGGAGTGCGGGTAGAAACGTCCATTTGTATGCTCACGTTGTTCTGCTCCATTCCAAGAAGCTTCGCTCTTCTGTCCATAATTGACAAAACTTGCTGGGTGGCCTTTAGGTCTGGCTCTACCTGCATTTCTGTTCCGTCGTCAAGGGTTATTTTCCTATGCTGTGTCATTGGCCAAATAGCCTGCTGAAGCGCATCCAGCCTCTCTAGCTCCATCCTCAGCACCTCCGGATAGGCAATTATCGCTTCTTGATTGAGCTTTTCTAACTGTCTTGAAACGGACGCCGACACTGCTTTGGGCGTAACCCCAAACCTCCTGGCTATCTCATTAGTTGGGATGCCCGCCTGTCTCATTTTAAATATGCGCAAATCCCTCTCTGCAAGAAACTCACGCGTCAAGCTTTTGTTTGTATTCTTGGCCATATCGTACCTTAATCCACTTTTGTATATTCTAGTACGACAAACGGCATGTCTATGCCTCGTGCAAGCTTCAGGGGCCACGGGCGCTTGTCGCGTGCCCCACGAAAATGGCCAACGTCATACACGTAGCCAGCAGGATTTGTCGGGTCTGGGGTGAGCGCCAAGCCAAACTCTGGCCAACGAGACCAAACAGATGAACCGAACGGGCGTAGGTCGCGAGACGACATGGAAGTTCCTAGCGGAGCATGGTGCTCAAGCCACAATGCACACCCATACACATCGCGAATCATGTCTAAATACTTGGCGACCTCTACCGCCAGCGCTTCGCTTGTACGGGTTCCAGAGTCGACGAATGACTTATACATGGGTCCCATACAAATAAGCTGCGGGCGAATGCGTTCAATTACGCTTTCAATATAAACACGGTCTTTATTGCTACACAAATCGAGGCCATCTGGCTTTACAAGCAAATGGGCGTCTACTGTGCGCGCGTGTGATTTGCGTATAGCTTGCTCCATTATTTTATGTGATGTGCGGCGGATAATGCGTTCTGGATTTTCTAAGTCAATAGTCAATGTGCGTATTGGTTCGATTTTTTGGAATGTAAATGGATGCAGGCCAGCAGCGCTACAAATAGCAACCTGCCGCGCAAGCATTGTTTTTCCAACGCCCTCTGCGGCCACGACCATCACGCGCTCGCTTTTTTCCAAAATGCCAGGGATGACCCATTCATAATCGTCACTTTCTGCTTCTTGCAAAAAGTCTTGCCACACGACGAGTCGGCCAGGGTTGCTGATTTCATGGGTATCTGCTGAACCCAGTAGAACTACGGCGCGATTCAACTTTTGGGTGAGCGTTAACTTCTCTTTTGAAAAAACTTCTGCTATCTGGCCTAAGAGCTTGTCTTCGGTGCTTTCTTCACCATCATCTACTTCTAGTTCTGGATAGTCTTCTGGGCGTTCATAATGCTCATACTGCACCAGCTCTTCTAGTTTGCGCCCTGATGTTAGGTGGTCAGTTATGTCTTTGCCGTGCTTAGAAATCCAAATAGTGCATCCGCGACACCCAGCAGCAAGGAGTTTCTCAGAAACGCTTAAGGCGTGCTGCTTGCCAACCTCGTCGTTGTCGGCAATAATTTCCACATGGGCACCTGCAAGGGTGTCCGTGTATGACTGGTCCCACTTTCCTGCTCCGCCATCCATTGTTGTGGCATGAATACCCATGGTGGCGAGCGTGTCTGCATCCTTCTCCCCCTCAACAAGCCAAATGGGCTCACCATCCTTGATGGCTTTGGATATATCGTCGAGACGATAAAGAACACGACGAACTGCTGGTTCCTTTAGGTTCCATATATATTCACCAGGGTTAGACGGGTCAGGCTGACGATTCGCAAATGACTTACTGCCGTCGTCAAAACGGAAGCGCACTTTTTCATAGAGAATGTTCCCCTGCTCGTCGCAGTAAGGGTAGGTCTTCTCTATTTTCTTACCTGTCTTTTTCTTTGAAATAGACGAAGATGATGACTGTTGCTCAAAATGTGGTGCTGGCTTCCATTCATCCGAATCATTAAATAACTCACGCGGAGTGAGGCCAATCGATTTGCATATTTCATCTACAGAACAAGAGACGCCACGATGACAATGCAAAAGTGCAGCGCCATCATCACCCTGCGCAATGGCAAGTGATGGATTTGAGTCATCATTGCGACACGGGCAACGAGCCATCCACTGACTGCTACCAGTTTGACGAACCCCCTGTAACAAGGAAAGAACCTTGTCTACGGAGCCAGATACTTGACTCATACTTCCTTATACACCCGTCCGTGAATTTTCAGAGTTCCGGCCTTGCGTCTTGCAATTATTTCCTGCTCGCGCTCGTTCCCTGACATCCCACCCCAGATACCGTATATCTCTTCAGCTTCAATTGCGTAGTCGAGGCATTCTTGACGCACAACACAATCAGCACAGATTTTTTTTGCTGCGATTCTCTGGGCGCGCTCTTCTGCCGTTTCTGACTTTTTGGGAAACCACCACTCTGTAGGCATCCCAATGCACGCCCCACCCGATGGCGGACGTAAATCAACATCGCGCACCCAGCGCATTAACGCGTTATCCATGTTCCCTCCTGTTTTGAAAAAATTAGTGCTAGCTCAGCCGACGCACTATACGCAAAAGAAATTCTCTGAATATATGTTTGTAGGTTGGCTTCTTTTCAAAGTGTACTTGAGCAAACGACTCTGCTGCGATGCCAGAGAGCATTGTTATGTCATAGCTCAATTGTTGAAATTCTGGCGAGTTGACAAAGAAAAGCCATGCATTGTCATCAAAAGCGCTATACCGTGAAAGCAAAAAATCGTCTAAGCCATTAGAGTCTGCAATTATTTCCAGACGCCAGAGAGTGCATGCCTCAACAGCGTGCAAAATCTCTGTAATTGCTTGTATTCCGTCTGATTTATATGAATACTCAACAAAGCGCGATATCTGACGCTGTCTGTGTCTATCCCACTCTTCGGCATCACTTATCTCAAAAGCGATTGACACTTCATCATCATCGTCGTCTTCCCAATCGAACATGTCCTCGGGGAAGAAATCGCGTGCCATCAAATTAGTTTATCACTAAAGAATGTGTTAACAACTTCTTCTGGGTAACAAATGAATTTTCATCCATAGACGCAACCGCATTGCTGTAGGAATCTCTTGTTCGTGAATGGTCAAAATATTCTGCTATCGCGTTGTATAGCGCCCACCCGTTATAGCCGTAGCCGCCAGCATTTCTTTCGTTTGCGTAAATTGCTAGCACGTGGTCGATTGTATCAATACGGTTTTTCTGTTGACGGGCAGTTTCGCCTTTTTGTTTCGGGAAAACGCCATCAATCACGGACGACAGCTTCTTGCTTCTGGGCGCAGCGCCAACGCCCATCATCAACTCTGCTTCTGCTTTGAATTTGTCAGCCCAGTCTGTTGAGATTCTTAAAACTTCTTTTGCGTCCTCTATGACAGAGTCAACATTTCGCGTATGTCGAGCGGTAAAAACTCTTTGCGCCTTGCGTAGGCCGAGTACAACGGTGTTACTGCACACTGCCCGGATATCTGTATTGGCATACCTAATTGGCCAAACACCATCATGTCCTGCTGATACAACCAAATATCTGGCGATTTTATCGTTGACGCCAGACGGGTCAATTACAAGGCTGCCCATATCAATGGTTGCAAAAAATCTTGCGCCGTCGCGCAGTACGCCAACCGTATCCATAATGGCGTCATTCTCATCAGCGCCAACTACCGCTATTGCCCTCTCTAGAACTTCCCTGTTTTGCCTGACTGCATATCTTGTGCCCACGGTAGCCAGTGGGTTAAAGGAGCCATCAATGTTTTGTCTAATTGTTGCTCGGCTATCATCTATTATCAGGGCGGAGCCGTCGGCATTTCTAATTAGGTCCCCATTGTCGTCTACTGCTGCAACTTTGGTCAAAAGAACGTCAAAATCAGCATTTGCAGCCCTAAGCATCTCATCGACGGTCTGTAGACCAGACATTGGGGTTCCCAGTCTGTGCCAGGGGATGACCCTATCTCCCCCGGTGGCATAGGCCATATTTGCCCTGCCGGAACCATTGATTTCAAGTTCGTGTGCCATATCGTGATACTTACAATAGCAGCAAGAAATTTCCGCCGCGGGAGGATTTTTTTTGATATGGGGTTGTTAATCCCTTGCTGACGGCCCTATCATCACTCCCAACGAACGCAAAAGGCGTTCCTTACGAAGGAGCTCAACATGAGCGCATTTATCCCCGACGTGGCGAAGACATCCACGACTGACACGGCAGAAACCGTTGGAATTATTGACCAGTCGGTCTCAACAATCACGCGAAGCGCACGGGTGAACGCATTTCTTGAAAATGCCGCCATTGCACCGCGCTTGACTGTCGCCGACATCTCCGAGTTGTGCATCAACAACCCTGGTGCAGTCGTAAAAGCGACAATCACCCCAGAGCTTGCACAACATCTTCTTGCGCTGATTAACACTCACAACCGCCCCCTCTCCAACGCTCGCGTGCGTCAGTACGTTGACGTTTTTAAGCGTGGGCAGTACGTCTTCAATGGGGAGTCAATTCAGATTGGAATCACAGAGTCTGGACACATGCAACTCCTGAATGGCCAACACCGCCTTCAGGCGTGTGCCATTGCTGGTGTTCCATTTGAGACGGTTCTTGTTCTTGGTCTTCCAATATCGGTTTTCAGCACAATTGACCGCGGCAAGACTCGTAGCCATGCCGACGTGCTCTCCGTTGCTGGATACAAGAACACCCACAACATCCAGCCTGCAGCCCGCATCCTTGTAGCCATGGAGGCAGGGCTCTCCCCTACAATTCGTTCCACAATGAACCTCATTACCGCCGAGGACATTCTTCAGTATGTGCAGGCAAATGAGGAACTTCTCATGGAAGCACATGCAGTTGCAGGGCGCATCTCTGCTGTTGCCGGTGGAATCAGCAGCGCGTGGATTATTTTCTACGTTTATGCATACCAGCAGCGCGTAAAGGCTGGATTTACTGGCCAAGAGGTTGCAGATTTTTGCAAGGCGATTGAGACTGGTGAGTCGCTGAAGGCAATGAACCCAGCCCTGGCTCTTCGTCAGTGGCTTGGTCGTGGAGGCTCAAAGCGCAAGGGTGCTGCGGGTAAAAACGTGCTGGAAGCAGCAACATTTATCACCACTTTCAATAAGTGGATTGAGGGTGGTTCGCTCCAGCAGATTCGCCCGTGGGCTGCAGATTCCCAAGAATTCCCTCTCGTAACCACCAACGGCATTGTCCGCTCAACAATCTGGTCATAAACGATAATTGCGTCCTGGGAGGCGCAATCGTTTGAAGAGGGGCCCCTGCGGGCCCCTCTTCTCTTTATGGGCTATTATTTGGGAATGCCAATCATTTATGGACAAACACGGTCCCCTGAAATAGAGCCCCTGCAAGATATTGCGTCATTTAAAAAATGGTTTGACCTACAAAACCTGGACTTTGCCATGGTTTACATAGACGACATGTGGGAGGTCCATGCAGTGCACAGAACCAGCGGAAAGATTTATAGCGGTGAGCCTTGTGAGTTATTGACAAGAGCGATATATTCTGCGTATGAGTTAGCAAAAGACTCATTTAAAAAAGAAGGAATACCGCTCCATGCAAACATTCGTCCCATATCCGAGCTTTGAGCTCTCTGCATCTGTTCTCGACTATCGCAGACTTGGCAAACAGCGCGTAGAAACGTATCAGATTCTAAAAACGCTTACTGGTGAGTCGTCCGGATGGGCAAACCACCCAGCAACAAAAATGTGGCAAGGTCATCCAGCAGGGCTTTGTGCTTATGGGATTGCTATTTGCTCAGAATGGACAAAGCGCGGCTACCAAGATACTTGCGCGGAAAAAATGCGTGCTCTTATTTTGCCCGACGAACAAGACCTTCCGTTTTGGTGGGGAGACACCGGCGTGCACGCGTCACACCGCTCAAACCTTATGCGCAAAGCGAATGATACAAAAAACCCAAAAGAACGCACCAAAATGATGGAATGGTATGGACAGTGGGGATGGGAGGATGACCCGTCTGCTCCATATGTTTGGCCTGCGCTTGTAGTATAAACAACATGAACCGTAGAGCCTTTATTCGCAACGCGAGCTCCGTGGCCATTGTGTCGCCATTTATTGTGGCGTCCAAGCTTGCCGATATTAGCCGCCCAAAACGCGAGCCAATTGAGCAAATGAAAACAGGTCAAGTGCTCACGGCGGCATACATAAACGAAATTGCTGAACGCATAAACGAACTTGAACAAAAGCTATGACGCGCCAACGTTTATTTCTTGATATGTCATGCGTCGATGCAGCGCGAGAAAGAATACGGCACGTCTATGATACTTTTGATACTGTTTGCGTTCAGTTTTCTGGAGGAAAGGACAGCACAGCTGTTCTCTACTTGGCTAAAGAGATTCATGAAGAGCGCGGGCTTGGGCCGGTAAAAGTAATTTTCAGGGACGAGGAGATGGTTTCTCCAGCGGTTGTTAAGTTCGTGGAAGAAGTACGCGGCTACGACTGGGTCGACATGGAATGGTACTGCCTTCCAGTTGGGCAAGAAGTGTGGGTTCTGGGCCGAAGGGAGTATTGCTTGCTTTGGTCTCAATATCGTGCATCTCAGGGGAGACTGGTGCGTGAAATGCCGCCACATGCAATACGCGCAGAAAATTTTGGGCTTGACCCGAACAAGGTTCTCCCGCAATCAATTGACTACTATACAATGCAGGGGAAAACAGGTCGTGTTGCGTTCCTTACCGGCGTACGCGCAAATGAGTCAATGATTCGCTATCGGTCGTGCGTTCAAAAACTTCACGAGAACTATATCGTTACCCCTTATCGCATGAAAAAAAACATTCCGTTGCGATTTGCTAAAATTATATATGACTGGACGACAGACGACGTGCTCAAATTCATTACTGAAGAACACGGTGCAACGTACTGTGAGTATTATGACCGCGCTGCACTTACAGGGTCTAATACAAGGGTTGGTATACCTCTCCATGCTGTGGCAATTCGAAGACTCAATGATGTCTGCGATACGGAGCCAGAGTTCTATGACCGACTCTACGAATGCTTCCCCCACATCGACGCACAGCGAAGACTCTGGGCAGACTACGACCTAGAGGCAAGAATAATGCAATATGCCCAAGACGGGTGGGACGGGGTTAAAAGGTGCGTAGAAGAAAATATTGTTACTCCTGGTCTCAAAATGCGAGCACAGGCTTTTTGCGCAGAATTTAGAAGAAAACACAACAAGGACCCACGCTCATACCCGCTTCATCTATTGATACGAAACCTTTTGATACACGAATTTACGGTTATGGCAGTAAGCCCAATAGGTCCTGGCACCCGCGCATATACAATTCAACAGGAACACGAACAAGAAAAACTAGACGAAGTCTGAGCCCAATAATCTTTCGATACTTATTGCTTCTAAAAAAACAACAGCATGAACTATGTTTGGGGAACCAGAAGTTTCGTCGACATAGATATCAATTGCACCAACATCTACGCCCAGTTTTTTTGCTAATGCAGCTTTTGTTCTGGCTACATTCTGCTCGTAAGACGCAACGGATGCTGCTATTTCGTCGTGGATATCTGAAAGGTCGGCAAATACAGGGCTCGACCTGCTTAATTCGGCCAACAGTTGGTTTCCTATTTTAGCTTTTACGCACCCCTCGCATGCAATTTTTGAAGTTTTTGCTCTTCGCTTTCTTATTTCGGCATGACCGCAGGAAAGCTTGTGAACGTACTCAAAACTCCCCCATCTTCCGTGTTTAATAACCTCGATAATATTCTGCTGCGGCGCAGCTTTTTTACTGGTCGTCATCTTCTGGCTCGTCCCACGTGATTGCCTCAATATAGCCAGAATAATATTTTTCGGTGAATTTTAACTTTACTTCGCCGAACTCGTCAATGCCGACTTTTTCAATAAAGCCGTCTTCTAGCATCTCAAAAAGCTGCCATTCAAATTCCCACTCATCATCGGTCAGCCATTTTATTGCCATCTTTTTCCAGACCCGCATTAATTAGGTCAAAAATTAGTTGACCTGTTCCGTCATCTAATTCTACATCTGAGCCTTCTGTGGCGATGTTAACCACATTGCGCTTTGACTTAATCAGGTCATAAATTTTTTCGTCAATTGTTCCCTGTGCAAGTATGTAGGTGGCCATGACGCTTCCTTTTTGTCCCAACCTATGGCAGCGGCTGTATGTTTGGTCAACGTCAGCCGGCGTCCACGGAAGCTCTACAAACAACACATCTTGCGCGGCTGTAAGAGTATGGCCGGTCTTTGCCGCCTGCATCGACAAAGAAATTACCGGAGCTTCATCAATTGTTCCATTCTGAAACAAGTTTTTGTGTTCTTGAACATCCTCTGCAGTCATGCCGCCCTGAATTTTTAGACCGCCATATTTTTTTGCTATTGAATCGACTATCTCGCGGTGATGGGCGGCTACGACAACCTTATCCCCATTGGCGAGCTTAGAATCAATCCATTCATTTACAGACTCCATCTTTGCTTTGGCTGCAAGCCGGCGCAAAACAGAAATGCGCACGAGATGCTCGTTCGATTCTGCGCGAATCTTGGCCTGGACAGCGGCTGAATAGGGGGACTGTCCAAGCTCTTTAGCTATCTCTTTTGCTCGTGCAACAAGGTATTCGATAATGTCTTCTTCTGCCTTAAGATACTCTTTCATTGCGGCGGCGCTCGGTTCAACAACAATTTTTGAATGGCGCACTGCTGGGAGCTCTGACAGTACTTCTGATTTAATTCGGCGTATATAACAATTGCTGCGAAGCATCTCGTTTAACTCGTCAAGGTTTGATGACCCCTCGATGTGCCACTGACCGAATCTGTCGCGGAATGCTCCGCAATATCGTCGATAGAAGCCCCATAAACCGCCAAATTTATTGAGTTGACCGAGAATGTCAAGCTGGCTTGCATATTCGGCTGGGCGATTAGTGATTGGTGTTCCGGTAAGACACAAGACCAAACCATCTTTGGCGGCAGACCTTGCCATCTTAATTGCAGCTTTGGTTCTCTTGGCGGTTGGTGTTTTTGCATAGTGTGATTCGTCAAAGACATAGGAACGGTGACCCTTAAGTTCATTATGCCAATGGTCGATATTTGAGTATCCAATAATAAGATAGTCGTAGGTGCCCTTCTCCGGGAACTCAGAGCGGTTTGTTACAACCGAAACCCTGCGGTGCGGCAGCCACTTATTTACCTCATCCCGCCAATTAAGCACAAGAGTTGGTGGACACGTGACAACGACGGGGTACGAGTCCTGAACGTACTCCAGGGTTCCGATAGCCTGCATGGTCTTACCAAGTCCCATGTCGTCGGCAATAAAACAGCGGCGTGCATTGGCCGCATAGGCAACGCCAGCTTTTTGATATGGCAACAACTCGCCGGAAAGGCCCGGTATGTCCAGCTCTGCTGTTTTTGCGCGTGATGCTGCGATTGTCTCGTTTTTGGCCTGTTGCATCTCGTCGGCAAGCTCGAAAAGCCCGTCGGCTATCGGCTGGTTAAATTTTTTACCCCATTCAATAGCTTCGCGTAGCGCCGTTGCCGGCACTCTCCACGCCATTGTTTTTGGGTGCCATGTGACTCCAGGCAAAGATTTGACGCTGCGCACCATCACGGGGTCGTAGGAAAAGCTTAAGTAGACCCAATCACCGTCTATATAGATGCCTTTGGCGTCGTTTTCGGGGGTAGGTAAGTCAAACTTCAAAACAGCGGAATCCACCATAAAACCCCATTTTTGGGCAAATTCCCTGGCGGCATCAATGCTTGCTATGGGCAAACGCCACACTCGAGCCACTTTGTCCCATTTTGCTCCGTGGATGGTTTTGATAGCAGAGACTCTTTCCGCATTATACGGAAAGTCCATTATCAGGTGGTCATCGGCAAGAAATAAAGCGCCTTCTGTCATTCCTTTATCATACCTTCCATATATAGAATCAATCCATGAGTGTTGAAAAATTTTATGACCCCGAAGACGTTGCAAGGTCATGGTCAGAAATAAATACCCCTCGTGCGATTGCGCCCGTTGATGCAGATTCCCTGTTTCGCTGGGCGCTTCCCCGGATAATGGCATATTATTCAAAAAAACTATGGGGCGTTTGGTGGGTAGAAAACGCACATGTAGTTTTACCGGAAATGGTTCCAGAAATAGCCAAAATGGCTGAAGCCATTGGAGAAATATGTGTATCCAGCGGCAGCGATAAAAATTCAGAAGAAGTGAAGTGGGAAAAATATAACCCCAGATAAAATGCTGGTATGTCGGCACATAAAAACAGATACCCCGATTTTGGGATATCAAAAAAAGAAATTCCCTACGGCTCAGTGGCAAAAAGAGTGCTCTACTATGCCCGTTTTCGCATGGAAAAGTTTACGTGGGAAGAATATAAAGAATTTCGCGAGGATAAAGAGCGCGCAAGACGGTCTTTTATGGTGGCTACCAAAAAACTTGCGTCAATGGGGTTTATAACCAGTTCTGGGGATGGGG